GCGTCTGCAAAGGCTTGGGAATTTTGCCCAGCGTTCGCCAGTGCTGCCTTGCCCGCCTCTATTGAGCTGAACATATCGAGCATTGAGAGCCCGCTTTGCTCCGCATAGTTGCCGATTAAATCGAGTATTTTGTTGAGAGGTACGCCCTCCGCCGCAAGCTGCTGAAATGACTTGCCCGCGTACTCGGTGCCCTCGGTTGCAGCCGCAAGGCTGTTTGCCGCCGTTGTTCCGTTCTTGCCCAGTTCTGCAAAAAGCGAGTTGAGCTGCGTCGTTGCTTGTGCGGCTGGCGTGCCTTGCGCCGTCATATTTGCGATTGCAGCGCCCACTTGGTCGAACGATACCCCGAAAGCCGCAGCCGTAGGGGTAACTTGAGCTAAAACACTGCCGAGCTCGCCCACCGTAACAATACCCTTGTTTTGGGTCTGCATAAGTATCTTGTGGATTTTCTCGGTTTCGCTCACGTCCATTTTGTAGGCGTTGAGTATTTTTGCCGTAGTAGTTACGGCGGTGTCCACGTCGGTAAAACCAGCCTTTGCAAGCCGCGTATTTGCCTCAAGAAATGCAAGCGCGCTGCCCATATCCTCCGTAACGGGAATACCGGCAGAAAGCGCATTGTAAAGCGTATTGCCGAGGTCGGCTGCTGCTATGCCGCTGGCGTCTGAAAGGTCGAGCAATTTACTTTGCAAGCCCTCCACGTCCACCTCAACGTCGCCGAAAAGCGTTGACGCCTTGGCGACCGCACTTTCAAAGTCGGTGCCGAATTTGAAAGCCGCAGCGCCGGCAGCCACGAAAGCGGCGCCTATTGCTACCGCTGCGCCTTTGGCAATACTGCCCAGCTTACTGCCGCAAGAGCTTACCTTGCTTTGCGCCTCCGAGTTTGCTTTGTCAATCCCCGAGGTGTCGCCGTCGTATATAACTGTTACCTTTCCGTCTGCCACTGTCTGCTCACCTCCTCGTTTTCTGCTATTCCGCGCATAAGCCCAGCCAGCCGTTTAAGTCCAGCCGCAAAATTGCGCTCGCGTTCCTCTTGCGTCGTCTTAAGCGCATACTGCGCTTTGAGCCGGGCAAGCTGCTTGCGTTCCTCTGCGTTGTACTTTGTCGGCGCCGGAATAGGCTTTGCTCGTATTTGCATAACTTGGACGATTTTTGCCCCCTCCGACAATCCCCGGAATAGCTGAATAAACGCCCACCAGTGTAAACGCCCTTGCTGCTCGTAAAGGTCAAGCCCGTAATCCGACAAAAAAGACGCATAGATATATCCAGCGTCTTGCACAAAGTCAAATATGGGGGCTGTACCGTCGGGCTCTCTCTTTTCCTCGTCCATAAGGACGTCGTAAATAGCATTGAGCAGTCCGGTTTTATCTCTTTCCGATAGCTTGGAGTGCTTACTTTTTACAAGTAGGTCGAGGCTCACCTCGAGCCGGTCGCGCTCTGATAGGTCTTGCTCTTTTTGCAAAGCAAAGACTTTGAGCACATTGTCAAAATAAGGCTTTAATTTGTAAGTTTTACCACCGTACACCACCGCATAAGGGAGCGGAAAGTGTAAGGTTATTTTCATTTCTTGCGTCCCTTATAAAGCGCCTTGAGTTCCTCGGCTTTGCGCTTGCTTGCCTCGGAAATCTTGGGGATTATCACCTCGGCGATAAAGGGGTAAATCTGCGTAAACATCTCGCTGTAATTATTTTCGTAAAAAGCAAGGATTTTTTGCGTATTTTCCTCGCCGAAAATGACTTGCAAGACGCCTACAACGGCGTTGCCGTATTGCTCCAGCTTATCGCTCACCGCGTCGAGTGTGTCGCTTGTAGCGCCGTTTAGTGCGTTCTGCGCACGGAGCAGTTCGTTATACCCTTTCGTAAAACGTGCTTGTATTGCCCCGGCGTCAAGGTTTACCTCGATAATCTCGTCGCCGAGCTTGATTTGTTCAACGATTTTCTCGCTGCGTTTAAGTTCAAACATAATAAAAAACCTCCGTATTAAATTTGAGCAATAAGAGGGGACGCGCCCCTCTTACGCTCTGATTTGTGATTATTCTTTGCTGCCCGTGGTGATTTCCGGCTTGCCGTTAAAACGGAGCTCAAACGAAATTGCCGAGCCGTCTTGCGTATTGCCGGAAAGCTCCTGTATGTTTGCAATGGTAACGGGGCACGTGATAACCACGTCGCCCTCCGCGCTCGCCGTGGTGAGTTTGAGCTTGGATTTGCGCTTTTCGCCGAGCCCGTATTTGCGGTCGGGATTGAAAAGGTAATCCTGCGCCGCGTCGCCCACTATGCGCTTACCGCTCATAGTTACGACGGGCTGCATACCCGTAACCTCCGAATTGCCATAGCCTCCGTTGTGGAGGTAGAAACCGGAATATACTACCTCGTTGAGAGCCTCCGCGAGGTTTTCGATACCCTCGCCGAGCACTGCCCAGTTTTCCGTTGTTGCGCCGTTTTCCGCGGTGTCGATTTCCGCACTCACGCCGTACATAGTCAAAAATTTGTTCACTGTATTAGCCTCCATAATAAAATTTGATTTGCAAAATCGAGCCGTAAAGGTGTTGCCCGTCGCCCTCTTGTCCTATAAAGTTAGGCGCGGACGACGTGGAAATATCGGTAATCTGCCAGCTTTTCCCGTCGTGCACCCCACTCGGATAAACACTTAAGCGATTAAGGTGTGAGTGTATTTTTTCAAGTGCTGCGGCGGCTTGCCTTTGGTCTTTGTGTTTTGCGTTTACTGTTGCGTATAGCGTATTGAGCGTCGCTTTATCCATATACTTGGATTGCGGCGAGCCTGCCCCGATATACATAGCTATACCGCTGCGCTGCGGGAGCGAGCCCACTTTTACGCTGCTGTAGAGTTTGAGGTTTTTTTCGATTTCGTCGATAATTGCGTCCAGTATCCAGTCCACCGTTTACACCTCCTTTTTGATAGTCTTTTGTGCGAGCGCTGCCCACTCGTTGCCGTGTACGCTTTGCGCTTTGTGAAACCACATAAGCTCCGCGTTTTTGTTTACGTCTTTACTGGGGACGCCCACGTAATAAACGCGCCGAGCGTATGGGGTATTCCATATTAAAACGCCGTCGGCTGGGCGGCTCGCTGTTTGACTGCTCGCTATTAGCGTGCCTTGGTCTTGTCGGCAATAGTAATTGCTATCTTTGAGCACTTGCTCCATTAGTGGAGCCACTGATTTGTCGATACCCTTTTGCACTCTTGCGCGAATTGCTTTTGCGTCAAAGTCAATTTTTACGCCCGCCATAACCGCCTCCTATACAAGCCCGAGCTCGTAATGGTGAATACCGCCGCAGTCGTCCGGGATAGGCTCCACCGTTTCAACGGTGTACGCAAGCCCCTCTATTTCGAGGGTCATACACCCGCCCGCCTCGTCCGCTTGCGTTTTCAAAGCGTTGAAATCGACGCCACGCGGTAAGCTGTTTTTTGTGTCATAAAAAAGGATTGCTCGCAGCACGACCTCGCGGCTGTCCTTTGTTCTTTTTACCGCATTGGAGGCTTGCAAGTGGGTTTTAGAAAGGTTTGTCGTGCTTGGTGTAACCTCGCCCCACCTTTCCACCTGTTGCGGCACGGTAAGCACCGCAGCGGTCTTAAGAATTCGCAGCGGGATAGGTCTTAACATACGCCCACCCCTCTATTAAGTAGCCCGGTCTGCTCGAGAGCCGCTCGTACTTTCGGCGCCACCGCATTGCTGCGTCCGCCATTTCCAGCACTGCCGCCGCCGGTTGTAACCGACACCTTGCCGACCGTAAAACTTTCGGGCAGCTTTCCGTCGGTGGCGACCTCAAGCCCATTGATAACGTAATACTCGATTTGCGCAGCCGTCGCGGTCTTGACTTGTTCCTGTACGAAATCGTCAAAAGACGCAAGCCCTTTCTGTTTTACGGTGTACCGAGTTATACTGTCGATAACCTCCTCCGCACGCCGCAAATAGCGCGGGAAAGCCTCCTCGTCGAGAGGCTCCCCCACGTACTGCTCCGAGTAATACTTGTAATCAATGTACGCCATTAAGCGCCGACCACTGCGTCGAGTTTGGCGGTAACTCTTGCGACGGTTTCGGTTTTAAGCCCCTGCACGACCTCGACAATCACAATTTTGTTGCCGCTCGCGCAAACAAGCTCCTCCTTGCCGTCCCACGCGGTAAAGCCGGTTGCCTTGAATTCCTCGCCGACCGCGGGAGCGGTTACGGTAGCGCCCGCCTTGTAGAAGTATTTTGCGCCCTTGAGCGTATCAACCACCGCAGCGGTATGGGTTGCGTCCGTGCCCGCCTTAAGCGTTGCATTGAGCACGCCGTCGGTGTAAGTGAGCGTAAGGTCGGGCATAACCGACTTTTCGCCGTGATAGTAGAAAACGCCGAAACCGTAAGCGTCCGAGAAAGGAATTTTTGCAGCGTTGCATACGTTCGCTTTTACGGGCTGCGCGACGGCGCCGTCCACCATAACGATAAACTTTACGCCGGCGGGCAAGTCGGTGCTGCTGTAGCATTTTACGTTATGGAAAACGCGCACCTTGCCGGTCGCCGTGTTGTAATCGCCGGGGTTTTGCACCTTGTCGAAATATTCGGCGAGTTCGCCGTAAGCCGTGGTATTGAGCGTAACCGAGATGTACTCGCGGGGCACGCCGTCCACGTACTCGTTTTTGGTATTCTCGACCTGCTGCACCGCCGCCTCGACGATTTTTTCGATAGCGGTTTCTTTGGTAGTGAATACCTCGCAGTGCGCAGCAGCGCACGCAAAGAAAGATTTTTCGAGGCTCTTTTTCATAACCATTTCGTGATTGCTCACGCGGCGGGAAACGAGCCCCTCGACGCCGTACAAAGATACGTCTTTTTCCTCGACCTCCTCGATAATTTCCTCGTTGGTGTCGATTGCAACGGTTACGGGTTTAGCTTTGAGCTTGTCGCCCTTGCCGCCCGCTCTTGCGGTACCGTAGGGGTTTGCCTTGCTGTTGCAAAAACGCTTTGCCTCAACGGAGCCCGTGGAGGGGTCGCCGCTTAAATCTTTGTTTTTGAGCTGGGACGAAATCGTGCCGTT